AAATTTTTCCAAAGAATGATGCAATTGAAGTGGAACGCAACGCAGTATGGGTTGGTGCAAGGAAGTCCTGATAAAATTATTCCAATTATTGAGAAAATATGAGTTATAGTAAATTTAAAACAAGCAGTGGAAAACAATTCTTTTATAGAAATACTGATAATAGTATTCACAACGAAGATGGTGAACTTTTATCATTGCCTCCAAAAGAAGGCTGGGAATATTTTGAAAATATCAACAAACAAAATATTTTTGGCGTAACACATAAGACAAATAAACCTACTGCTTTACGCATCTTATTAGGTCATGCATGTAATTATTCATGCGGGTATTGCATGCAAAAAGATATTGGTAATCCTAATGAAAGACCTGAAAACTTTTGGCTACCATCTTTCATTGAATCGATTAACACTCATTTAGATTTAGAGCAACTTGAAAGGGTAGAATTGTGGGGAGGCGAACCATTTTTATATTGGAATGATATGATGGCAATCATGAAATTGCTTGATGCCCCCAATCGTCATTTCTATATTTCAACTAATGGATCTCCGTTGAGGCAAAAGCATGTAGATTTTTTTAAAACTATACAAGCTACTATCATGATGGGTATTTCACATGATGGACCTGGACAAGAACTTCTTCGTGGTGAAGATATCTTTATTAAAGAGAGCGTAGCAGATACTATTAGACAGCTGGGAGAGATGCATCCTAAAATTCAATTCAGTTTTAATACTGTTATCTCTGCTCAAAACTTCGATCTATTTAAAATCAATGACTATTTTAAAGACGTATCTAACAAACTTGGATTAAAACATGCAAGGTTGAGTTTTATTCCAGCTCGTGTCTATGATGATACAGATTCACAAAATTCTGCAGATCATGTAATAAAGGGTGAATTATTACCAGAATTTAAAAAAATGGTAGACTCATATTTAAAAGCTGCTATTAAACAGGTAAAAGACGGCGGAGATCGTTTCTTAAATTGTAATATAGTTGATAATGAAGTTGGGGTTTTACGATACGCGTTATTAACTAGACACCAGATTCCAGTGACAATGACTTCAAGTTGTGGTGCAGATGCCGCAGATATATTATCCATGGATATACGAGGCAATGTTAGATTGTGTCCACACACCTCTGAGAAATTTACTGGAGGACACATCAACAATCTGAAGGGAGTGAAGATTATAGGTCTTACGCTAGAAAGAAAGGACACTCACTGTTCTACTTGTCCAGTTAAAAGGCTATGTAAATCTAGTTGCCCTATAGATTTTCCAACTGAAGTATTTTTACATAATTGTAGGGTTGAAAAAATTTGGTATTCAGCTATTCAACAAAACGCATTTGCGTTATTATTTGGAGAAGAGGTTGAATTATTAGAGACTGGAATACATGAAATTAGATCTAAAGAAGATACAAGAACACCGATCTCAGCTTGAGAATCATTCTCTTCTTGTAACAAACAATATACAATCCATTGAAGATCTTAGAATCTTCATGAAATATCACGTCTTTGCGGTGTGGGATTTCATGAGTCTATTGAAAACCATGCAACATCACGTTGTTCCGTCTGGGGAATTATGGTTACCTACTACAGGCACAAGATCTGATATTGCTAGGATGATCAATGAAATAGTTCTTTGTGAAGAATCTGATATATCTGCAGACGGTAAAGGATCTATGTCTCACTTTGATTTGTATTTGCAGGCTATGATGGAAGTAGATGCTGACACGAATCCTATTAGAGAATTTTTGCAGCGGGTTGAAAAAACCGGAGTTCCTTGGCATGCTCCGCAAATAGTAGAACCATTCATAGATACAACGTTTTCAGCTATTAGAAAAGGACCGCATTGTGCTGCCGCTTCATTCTGTTATGGTAGAGAGTCAGTCATTCCAGCCATGTTTAAAAAATTGCTTAGACAGATTGATATTTCTCAAACAGAAGCCCCCAAATTTCATTACTACTTAGAAAGACATATTCAAGTAGATGGGGAAAGTCATGGGCCCATGGCAGAACACTTGGTTAATTATTTTTGTAAAGATGATCCATTTTTGATTCATGAAGCTGAGCAAACTGCCATTAAAGCCATTAAAGCCAGAATAAAACTATTTGATGATATAGAATCGCAACTTATATAAATAAAGCCAGAATAACTCTTTTTTGGATTTTGCTATAAATGTCTCAGTTAGTTAACCTAGTTATAGATCAGGGGTCAGACTTTGTGGCCACATTGGACATCGAAGACTCAATCGGTACACCTATTGATCTTGGTCCATATACTGTTCGAGGACAGATTAGAAAGACTTATACTTCATCAACTGCAACAATAATTGGTTGTGCTAAAACTACTAACCAAGGTGAAGTTAAGTTAACATTGACTGCTGCACAGACAAGTCTTATGAGAGACGGTCGTTATGTTTATGATATTGAAATCATTCATTCAACGCTTGGTACTGTTATTCGTGTCGTTGAAGGACAAGTAACAGTAACACCTAGAGTCTCGAGGTAACAAATGTCTACCGCATTAAGATCCAAAATTAAGTTAGATACCCCGGTAACAGTACGTACGTTTGCCTTGGGTATTACATCATTGAATTTATTAGATTTGAATGATATTGATGCCACCGAATTGGAAGACGGTGCAATGATGATATATGATGCTGATACTGCAAAATTCAAATTAACAGCTACGGTTGATCACCCTAGATCAAAGGTCAAAATCATCGGAGGAAAGTACTAAGCCATGGCAACCATTATTAAAATCAAAAATTCCGGGATAAGTGGACAGCCAAGTACACTTGCTACTGGTGAGTTAGCGTATTCATATTTAACACAATTACCTATTGAAGGACTAGTAACCTCAAACGGAGGAGACAGACTTTATATTGGTACTGGTGACGAAGTTGCTGGAGAAGCTACTAATATCGTTGCAGTCGGTGGTAGCTATTTTACGGGCATGTTGTCGCACCAAAATGGTGTCTTAGCTCCTAACGCCGCAGTTATTACAGATTCAAATAGCAAAGTAAATCAATTAAACGTTGATAGTATTCGTTTAGATGGTAATACAATCTCTATTACTGAAACTAATGCTGACTTACACCTTGCTGCTAACGGAACTGGTACTGTTATTATCGATTCAGACATCGACTTAACATACATCAACGTTGACACAATTGGTTCTTCTAGAACTGATGGTAAGATCTTCATTGAACCAGCTGGTACTGGTTATGTTCAGGTCTCTAGCCAAAATGCTATTCGTGTTCCAGTAGGTAATACAGCAACTCGTGATGCATCACCTCTTGCAGGTATGTTCCGCTTCAACACAACAACAAACGTGTTCGAAGGTTATGACGGCATTGCGTGGAACGCGATCGGTTCTCGTTTACAAGATATTGATGGTAACACCTATGTTTCTCCAGAAAATTCTCCTGGTTCAAACAACAACCAATTGCGTATGTTTACAGATGGTCTTGAAAGACTGCGTGTTGACAATAATGGTTCATCAAAGTTCTCAGCTGACTTAACAGCAGCAACTCCAGTCGGTACACAGATCTTAAACAATAAGATCTCTACATTTGGTACTGATATTCTTTACTTGGATCCAAGTACAGGTGCTTCAAATACTGGTTCTGTTGTTATCGAAGGTAACTTGACAATTAAAGGTACTACAACAACTGTTAACTCCGCATCAGTTCAGTCGAATAACCCAACATTCATCTTAGGTATGCAATCAGATGCAAACGGAGATGAAGAAGCTCTTACAGCACCAGATGGTCTTGATAAGGGTATGGAGTTTAGATGGCATAATGGTACATCAGCTAAGTCTGGTTTCTTCGGTTATGATACATCAGCCAATCGTTTAACCTTCATCGAAGATGCTACTAATACAAACGACACATTCTCTGGTACACCATCTGGCGTTCGTTTCGGTAATGCATTATTAACATCTTTATCATTCTCAACATTTACTGCTAACTCAGTTCCATTTGTTGATGTGAACGGAGATGCGCTATTTGCTGCTGGTGATGATCTATCAGTCTATAATGGTGGAGATACGACAGGTCAAATTTTACAGATCGGTTCTTCAGGAGTACCTAAGTTTGCACACATTGATTGTGGCACATATTAATTAAATCATAAGGATATATTATGGCAATTGAAGCTAGTCAAGAATTTGTTAATAAGTTTGTAGAACGTCAGCAACGAGCTATCGCTGATCTGATGAATAAAGTGGTTTTATTAGAGACACAGTTATCAATGGCGACTGACAAGTTAGCGGCTTTAGAAGCAGCGGCTAAAGAAGATAAAAAAGAAGAAGATGATTTTAAATCATCAGAAATTAAAGAGTAATGACAAACGGTACAATAGTTCAACTTCGTAGGAATAACACTCAGGATGCTGTGCCCGATGGTACAGTCTTGTATGAAGGCGAAGTTGCTATTAACACATATAATCGTAAACTTTATACTCGTGTAGCTGATGGTGAAGAAGTCGTTGAAGGTATCCCATTTGGCATATTGGAATCAAATGCTAAGGGGTGGAATCATTCGGTTGAAACTACAGTTGTATTAGATTCATTTGATGTCACATTATATAAGACAGCAAAATATTTCGTTGAAATACAAAGCAGCGGTGGGACAGCACAACCCTATTATCAAGCGATGGAAGTCATTGCTATTACAAATGGCATTGATGCTTTTGTTACAAGATACGGTGTAATAGACACCAATGGTGAAATAGCAACTGTTACTGTTGATATTATGAGTGGACAATTGAGGCTAAAAATTACAAGCACTCCTCTGGCTTCCAATACTAATTATCAAGCTAAATTTGTTAGAATTATGCAACAGTTGTAGATTAAAATATATAAATATAGCATATGTCCACATCAAATAAACCGTTTTTAGTTAGAGATGACTTAGTCATTGATAATTCTCCAGGCAGACAATTTGTTGTGCCTTGGGGTGGTGATGGTGAGAGACCCAGTTCTCCTATTATTGGAGCTACTCGTCTTAACCAAGATCGTGGCGTTTTAGAGATTTTTAATGGATCTGAATGGCAGTCAGCAGCTCAAGCTGGTGACGCTGTTAATGCCAGTGGTGCCGAAGAGATTGCACTAGTACAAGCTATTATTTTTGGATAATTAAATGGCATCATCAAGCAATATTACAAACAAAGTATATCCTGAGGTTGGTAGAACTCCAGTTACTCTTGTCACAACAAATGCAAATCAAAAAGCGGCTGTTGTTGGTTTAAACATTTGTAACGTAGTAGATATCGGAGTTTATGTTTCTGTTACTATAACAGATGCAGATGGTGATGAAGGATATTATATTAAAGATATTTTAATTGCTCCAAATAGCAGTTTAAAAGCAGTTAATGGTGGTGAGAAGTTGCTTCTAGCACCAAACAATACAGTTAAGATAGTGTCAAGTTGGGAAGGCGGAATTGATGCTCTCTTAAGTGTTGTTGTTATTACTTACACTTAAGAGGGATTAAATGGCTCACGTAATTGGCGCAAGCGCAGAAGGCTATGCAAATCTAGACGAAAGACCACGCTACTATTATGGTCTACGTAGAGACGAGGAAGGCACACTATACATTGGTAGTGCAGATCTAAAAGATCCTACTGATAGTGTGAGGTTGTATTCACAACCATTGACACGAGATGGTGGTTTATCCGCCCTCCCGTTTCATGAGTTTTTTAATCAAAGAGAACTTTATGATACCGACGCTGTGAATCCTGAAGAAGCGTTGTATTATCAGCAATGGCGTATTGATAAAGTTAAAATTTCGTACTATATTGACGACAATGGTGAGTTTGTTGCATCTGTTGGTGCTGACAGAACATATCCAACGGATGTATAATAAATAAATCACAAAGGTAACGAGGACCGAATATGGCAGAGTTTAAACTTGGTAGACTAAAGTTTTGGTGGAAAGGCGTATGGCAGACTAGCCACGCTTATGTTAAAGACGACGTAGTTAGCTACGGCGGTAAAACTTATGTTTGTTTAGGAGCACACACATCAGGTATTAATGATGAGACCTTCTACACAGCTAAGGATACAGCACCATATAAATGGGAATTAATGCAAGACGGTATTCAATGGAAAGGTGCTTGGACGACAGGCATTTATTACAAAGAAGGCGATATCGTTAAGTACGGTTCGGATACTTACATCTGTATTGACGGTCATACTGCCGATGCTGATTTCTGGGAAGACGAAGGTGTCAACTGGCAAAACTTCGTTAACGGTGTTGAATTAGAAGGTGATTGGTCCTCATCTTATCAATACCAAGTTGGTGATATTGTTCGTTACGGCGGCAATACTTACTTAGCTAAACAAGACAATCTGAATGCAAATCCAGAAACATCTACAACAAATTGGGGTTTATTCGTTCACGGTCTAAAATGGACAGGCAATTACTCAAGCTCAACCGCTTATCATGCTGGTGATGTCGTACAACTTGGCACATCATCATATGTTTGTATCTTATCAGTAACTGGTACATCTCCGTTAGAAGACTTATCAAACACATATTGGAATGCTGTTGCTCAAGGTGACTTAAGTGTTAACTTAACAACAACAGGTGATATGTTAGTTTATGGTACTGGAGCTATTCAACGTTTACCAGCTGGTTTAGATAACGCAGTTCTACAGATTGACGCTGCTACTAATGTTCCAGCTTGGAAGACTGACGTTACTATCGCTGGCGAATTAACAGTTACAGGTAATGCACACATCATCAATGGAGATGTATTCCAAGGTGTAGATGCTATGGACTTAACAGTCGATGTTGGTGTCGACGATGTTACTTCTACTGTAGATGCTGTTACAAAAGCTGCAGGTAATATTACTATACATTACAACGTAGGTTCTCCATTAGCAAGTGCAACAACTTCATACAAGATCCTATTTGAAGGTTTACAATCTCCACACGAAGTATTGAATACTGAGTGGACTGTTTCTGCAGTCGATACTGGTGCTAGAACAGTTACAATCAACGGTACAGGTATATCTGGTAGCGGAGCTATCAGCACTACAGGTGCTACTATCACTTCGATTGCACCTGATGCTTACTATGGTTTAACAAATGCATCTGGCGTTTTTGTTGGTGATGCAGACGATTTCGTACAACTATCACTCAAAAATAGAAACGATGGCACATCAGCTTCTACTGACCTTATCGCTTATGCTGATAACGGTGATAATAACTCTGGTTGGGTAGATCTCGGTATCACATCTTCTGGATTTAATAATCCAGATTTCTCAGTTACTGGTCCTAATGACGGTTATATCTTTATGTCAGCTCCAGCTGGATCTACTGGTAAAGGTGACTTGATCATCGGTACTGGTGACGGTGGTACAAACAACGACATTACATTCTTCACCGGTGGCTTCGATGCTGCGAATGTGAAGATGCAAATAATTGGTACTTCTCGTGTTGTTAGCGGAGAAACTGTTGAACCCGGCGTTGTTATTACAATGCCTACAACCTCTGAAAATTTTGACGAAGGTGCTCTTCGTGTACAAGGTGGTATTGGTGTTTCTGGTAACCTATGTGCACAAGGTGACTTGCGTTCTGAAGGTGGTATCCTAGCTCAAGGTACAGAAGCTATTAGATTAACCGAAGATGATTACGTCTATGCTGGTTATGTTGGTTTAACAGATACATCTGCTATCCTAACTGGTAATGCCGATTCATTTGTACAAGTTGCAGTAAAGAATAACAATACTGGCACATCAGCTTCTACTGACATGATCCTCTACTCATCTGGTGGTGACAATGATTCCGGATGGATCGATATGGGTATCTGTTCTGAGAACTATGATGATCCTTCATTCGGTGTAACTGGTAAAGGTGACGGCTACATTTTCATGTCGGCTAAAGAAGGTTCGACGGATGAATTAGGTAATTTATTCGTATCAACATCTGGTAATGGTACACAAAACGATATCGTATTCTCAACTGGTGGTTTCGAAGATTCTACATTTGAGCGTATGCGTGTTATTGGTACTTCACGCCCAGGTAAACAGCCTGGTGTAGAGATCTACTCGACATCAAACGCTGATTCTACTACAACTGGTGCTTTACGCGTTAGTGGTGGTATCGGTCTACAAGGTAACTTATTCGTTGGTGGTTCTGTTAATATTGACGGTGACACAACAATTGCTGGTGAGATCGTTATCGGTGGTGGTTCAACAACACTAACATCACAAAACTTAGCGGTTCAAGATGCGATGATCTTCGTTGCTGATGGTAACTCCGGTGACGTACTCGATAGCGGTTTAGTTACTTCATACCGCGTAGAAGCAGATGCTTACACACCAACACCATTAACTGGTGCAGGTTTAACTGCAACTGGTGAAACACTTTATATCAGTAAAGAAAATCATGGAGCTTCAGCTCTAGATCGTATCACAGTTAGTGGTTTAACCAGCAATACGATTTATAACGGAACGTATAACACTATTACCATTGTTGACGCAAACACAATTTCTGTTGTTAAGACAGGCGCAACATACTCAGGCGTATTAGTTGGCGGTACAGTAAGTAGAGGTGCATTCGTTAACGGAATGCGTTATGGTGGTATGGTTCGTGACCATGGCACTGGTCGTTTCAGATTCTTTACTGCTTTACAACAAGCAGAGAAACCATCTACTACAGTCACTTTCTCTAGTACAACTCCAGGCACCATAGAATGCGGTCCTGTTTATGCAAGTAGTTTCAATGGTCCTGGTGTATTCACAACAGCATCATTCAGCAATGACGTTGCAATCACTGCTTCGACAGCATCAACTAGCGCTACAACTGGTGCATTAAAGGTTACTGGCGGTGTTGGTATTCAAGGTGCATTGCATGTAACAGCAGCATCATTCTTCTACAATGACATCACATCTTGGTATTCTTCTGACCGCAATTTGAAAGACAATATTGCTCCAATTGAAGGTGCTCTTGCTAAGATTTCTCAGATCGGTGGTTATACATTTGATTGGAAACCAGAAGCTGATAAGAACGAAGCACACGATGTCGGTGTGATAGCTCAAGAAGTTCAAGCAGTATTGCCAGAAGTTGTCGTAGAACGTGATAACGGTTACTTAGCTGTTAACTATGAAAAATTAGTGCCTTTATTAATTCAAGGTATCAAAGAATTACAAGAAGAAGTTAACGCATTAAAAGCAAAACTTAAGTAATTATCATAGAGATTTAGGAAAATATCATATGGCAATTAAAATGACAAGTCAGTACATCGAGCATATCGATGGAACTAAACAATATACGAACGTTGAAGAAAAAGAATTCTATGTTTATAATTCTAACTTCTGGTCTCCAGTAAATGGCGGCATGTGTTGCTTATGGACAGTACCTAATGGAACTACGTCGATTAAGTTTGAATTGTTATCGGGTGGTGGACCGGGTGGTTCATCTGGCGGCGATTATGATTTTGGCACTGGTGGTCAAGGTGGTAACTATACCGTTAAGACGATAACTCGCAACGTTGCGGGATTTACAGATGGTAGCCAATACACAATCTGTGCGGCAGGTTCATCAGATTGCTCATGCTGCTGTTCATGTAATATGAATTGCAGACACGGTTGTACATCATTCGTAACTGGCCCAGGACTATCTAACTTCTGCGCTCTTGGTGGTATGGGTGGTTCAACAAGTTGGGACATCATGAGCAGTTGTTATAACTGTTTTATTGGTAATGTACAATGTAGCGTTGGTAACTATAATGCTGGTTGGGTAAACCATGTATGTAACACACCGACGTATGGCGGTGATATAGAATTTAGAGGCACATCTGGATCAATAAGAAGAACTCAACCAGACTGTTGTGCTGACGTCAGCAATGCGCCTGGTTCTCCAACGGGCCCATTCGCAGCTTGGCATGGCATTGGTGGTAAACACTTATGCGTTGGTAACTTAGCATGTTGTTCAATGCATGCAGCATGGCCGGGTGGCGGTGGTGGTGGACATGGTACAGCTTCAACAGATGCATGTTGGGGTAGCTTTGGTGCAGGTGGTCTAGTTAGAGTAACTTATAGTTAATAGGAAAAGTATATGGCAATTCAATTAGACGACGATTCGATTTTATTCCCTGATGGCACACGACAATATAAAGCTGTTGAAAGAAGACACTTCTTCGTTTACAATAGTAATCACTGGAGTCCACAAAATGGTGGAGCTTGCTGTTTATGGACAGTTCCAGCAGGAACTACATCAATCAAATTTGAAATATTAAGCGGCGGAGGTCCAGGTGGTTCATCTGGTGGTGACTATGACTACGGCATTGGTGGTCAAGGTGGACATTACACTGCAAAGACTCTAAGAAAATCAGCTGGTGATTTCGTTGCTGGATGTCAATATACAATCTGTGCAGCTGGTACATCTGATTGTTCATGCTGCTGTGTATGTAACTGCACCACTCGACATGGTTGTACATCATTTGTAACTGGTTCTGGCTTATCAAACTTCTGTGCAATAGGTGGTCAAGGTGGTTATACTGGTTGGGAAATCATGGATAACTGCTATAACTGTCACATAGGTAATGGTCAATGTAACTTAAGCATCTATAACGGCCAATGGGCTAACTGTACATGTAATACACCAACTTATGGTGGTGATATTGAATTTAGAGGAACCATGGGTTCTATGTTCAAACAGTACAACTGTTGTGCTGACTTTACTACTTTACCTGGTTCTCCAACTGGTCCATTCTCGGCTTCTCATGGAATCGGTGGTAAACACTGGTGTGTCGGTGATTTTGCATGTTGTTCAGGTCATTCAGCATTCCCAGGTGGAGGAGGATTTGGTCACGGCACAGGTTCAAGTAATGCTTGTTGGGGTGGATTTGGTGCTGGTGGTTTAGTTAAAGTATCTTATAGTTAATATATAAATAGAACAGCAGACATTAAGGTAGAAAAATATGGCAATTCAATTAGATGACGACTCAATACTATTTGGTGACGGTACACGCTCATATAAAAACGTACAAAAGAATGAATTTTATGTTTATAATGAGAATCATTGGTCGCCAGTAAATGGTGGAAAGTGTTGCCTCTGGACAGTTCCAGCTGGAACAACTTCTATCATATTCGAGCTATTAAGTGGCGGCGGTCCAGGTGGTTCATCTGGCGGTGACTATGATCACGGCGTTGGTGGTCAAGGCGGTAACTATACGATGAAGACATTGCGAAGAAGCAATGGTGATTTCGTTGCAGGTTGCCAATATACAATCTGTGCAGCTGGCACATCAGATTGTTCTTGTTGCTGTTCATGTAACATGAATTGCCGTCATGGTTGCACATCGTTTGTAACTGGTTCTGGTTTATCAAACTTTTGTGCTATTGGCGGTATGGGTGGTTCAACAAATTGGGATATGACTTCAAATTGTTATAACTGTCATATCGGTAATATACAATGCGATAGAGGCAACTATAATGCTGGTTGGGTAAACCATGTTTGTAATACGCCAACTTATGGTGGTGATATTGAATTTAGAGGCACATCTGGATCATTTCAAAGACAATACGATTGTTGTGCTCATGCTTGGTCGGTTGCCGGTTCTCCAAGCGGCCCATTCACCGCAGCACACGGAATTAGTGGTAAACATCGTTGCGTAGGTAACTTAGCATGTTGTTCAGCACACGCTGCATTCCCAGGTGGTGGTGGAGCAGGTCATGCAACCGATTCATCTGATGCTTGTTGGGGTAGTTTTGGTGCTGGCGGTTTAGTTAAAGTAACTTATAGTTAATTATTAGGATTAATAGGAAAAAAAAATGTCAAAAACATTAACATACAATCTTCCAGATTATCATTTGTCTGATAAAAGAACAACGAATAAAACTGGAACACAAACATATTATGGACCGGATGAATTAATCCTTCATCTTGACGAAGATGGTTCTATTTTTGAATCATTTGCTCCTGGTGAAGAACACAATCGTCCGCTAGCGTTAAATCTAACTCGTGTAGTGTTTACTCCGGTAACCGATGAAGATTATATTAAAGCTGCTCTAATCTATGGTGGACTTGCTGTACCGAAGGTATATGAAGTAGATATCGGTCCAGCTGATTATCCAAATACTACCATTAAAGATCCATCTGATATCCGTGAAGTATTTGATGAGATGGCCGTAATGCGAGATTATACTCAACCATTAAAATTCAGAACTTTAGAGCGTGATCGTTCTGATGAGTTTATTAGACAAAGAAGAAATACATTGCTTGAGCAATCTGACGGTAAAATATCTCCTGATATGCCAGAAGCATTAAAGCAAGCTTGGTTAGACTATCGTCAAAAGCTGCGTGATTTACCACTTAATATGGCAGAAGTTCCTAATTATTTAATTAGATTCCCAATGTCTCCTGCTGATAAGTATGATCCATACTTTGAAGATCCAGCAGTAGAAGTAATTCGAATTGCTGATAGAACTCCAGAAGATCTCGTAAGATTACAACAGCTTCCTCCAGGAGCTAATTAAACTACGCTTGGTGTGAATTGATATATACATTATACGACGTGTATAGTGTATAACAAATTATGAAGGATTGTCATGAAGAAAGCTTTTTTTATTAATGGTGGCGCAGGTCGTGTACTCTGCGCCATTCCAGCTTTAGAATACCACATTCAAAATATTGATCCAACGGCGCCGATTATTGCGGAAAGCTGGATGGATCTTTTCTTAACTAGTAAGATCATTAGAAATAATGTATATCACCTCAATCATAATGGATTGTTTGATATCCTTAAAGATCGAGAACTAGTATCTCCAGAGCCGTATCGTCTAAATGCCTATTTCAATCAAAAGGCAAATTTAATTCAAGCATTTGATATCCTTATCAATCAAGACGGTAATACACTCGAAATTCCAAAAACAAAAAAATTAAATGTTGAATTGGGCAAAGCCGACATCGTCGTTGCTAAGAACCTTCTGAACGAGTGTAAACGTCATTTACAGCGAGATAAGGTTATCGTATTTCAACCGTTTGGTTCTGGCGCTAAAGTAGATGGATCTTACATCGTTGATACAAGCGGGAGATCTTTTGAAGTTGATGATATTAAAAAAATTATCAAAGAATTGAATAAGAACTATGGAATTATCTTAATGTCAGATATTAAGATACATTCGAACGAACCTCTTAACGTTATGACTCCCGAAGGTTTAAACTTATTACAATGGGCAGCACTAATTTCTGAAGCAGATTATTTCCTTGGATGTGATTCAGTCGGACAACATATGGCTAATGCCGTTGATAAACCAAGCACTGTAGTTATTGGCGCCACATATCCAGAAAATATCACATACCCAGAAAATAAGAAGTTTAATATTATCGATAACGGAAAAGAGGATAGAGTTTATTCTCCAATTCGAATCGCGTTTGATTTAGTGGCTGATAGGAATAATGAAAATTTAATGCAACTAAGTGATGAAACTATATCATCTCTCATTAAAAGCGTTGAGAGTAAATTGGGAAAAAATAATTTCAAACAATTTGAAATGCCTGTGGCACCAACACAACAGGCTTCTTCTTGCTGCAAGTAGGTAATAATGAAGACGGGTTATATTGTTGGTCTTTCATTGGGGCATAATGCATCGACTTGTTTATTAAAAGACGGTCAAATAGTTTTTTCTGTTGAAGAAGAACGATTAACTAGACTTAAAGCAGATGGTTCTCCAATGCTTGGATTATTAAAAGTTTTAGAATATACTGATAAAGTAGATTATATTGCAATTAGCTATCCAGGTGATGATAGACCAGTTATAGAATATACACGAGAACACATATATCATGGTATGGCTAGAAAATTGGGTTTAGTTAGTGCATATGATGAAAATGTAAAACGTTCGCAATATTTAGATTATACAGATCAACACCATCTTGCGCATGCAACATGTGCGTACTATAACTCAGGATTTGAATCGGCCGCAGTAGTAGTAGTTGATAGTGCTGGTAGCGAAATAAATTTATCGTTCAAAGATGAGAATAATAAATTTGTCAAAGGATATGAAATTGAATCTATATATAATTTTTCAAATGATGAATATAATACATTATACAAAAAATATGGTTCACAGGCGGTGCAAGTAATACCAACAATAAGTTTTCGTAACGGCTGCGAAACTGTTATTGACTTTACTGCAGGAATTGGTAAAGCATACGATGCAGTAACAGACTATCTTGGTTTTTCGCTAAGAGATTGTGGTAAAACTATGGGACTTGCTCCATATGGTAAACCAAATAAAGACATCCCAGATTTTTTTATACATAATAGCAAATGGTCTAGTGTAAATCCAGCAATTATTACACCATGTTTCAGAGATGCAGCTAAAATTAATATCCATAAGTTTGAACAGTTTAAAGATGTTCCTAAAGAAGATATTGCATACAAAATCCAACAAGAAACACAAGAAGAAGTTTTGAAATTATTAATTAAAGCATCTGAAATATCTGGTAATAAAAATGTTTGTTTGACTGGTGGCTATGCATTAAACTGTGTTGCCAACTATTATTACAAAGAAAAATTAAACGAATTGGGAATTAATTTATACGTTGAGCCAAATTCAAGTGATGCTGGAACATCAATTGGTGTAGCATATTTGGCATATCATTATACAAAGGAAATTAAATGAAGAAGACTGGTTATATTGCTGGCATCGCTCGTGGTCATAATGCTGGCGTTTGCCTATTAAAAGATGGTGAGATTGTTTTTTCTATTGAAGAAGAACGTTTAACTCGTCACAAATATGATGGTGGGCCTTTAGCATCTATTGTTAAAATTTTGGAATATACTGATAAGATTGATTATCTTGTCATTTCTCACACACAGCCAGACGAAAGTCGTATTGATTTTACTGGTGAAAAAACATATAACTCATTAGCTCGTAAGTTAGGTCTAATTAAAAACGACGAACAAGTTATAGAGATGTGGGACAATCATCACCGCAATCATGCGGCTTGTGCATTTTATCGTTCAGGCTTTGATTCAGCAAACGTTATCATCGTCGATGGCGCAGGAACATTTCATCGTCGTCCAGACGGAGAAACAATGTGGGAAGTTGAATCGATGTATGAAGCATCCTATCCCGCAACATTTAAAGAAATATATAAGCATTTTGGTGGACGCGGTCCATGGCCAACTGAACATTATGAAATTAATGGGTGTGAAGTTTTAATCAATGATCGTCCTGGTATTGTTAAGGCATATGAAGCCGTTACACAGTTTTGTGGTTGGGCGCCAATTGAAGCCGGTAAAACTATGGGATTATTTCCATACGGTGAACCAAATAAAGCACCAAAGATCTTTAATGAATTTGGTGTAAGTCGCGATGTAATTATTCCAACATATCCTAATGGATCTATTGTTGATGAAAATAATTATCCGCAATTAAAAGACAGCAAATACGATGTTCAAGCAAGAGCTAGGACTTTAAATTCAAATTCACCTCAGCATGAATTGCGTGCTATGGATGAATACTACAAAGAATCTTTAACAGAAGATGTTACTCTGTTAGAATCTCGTAGGAACATGGCATATAACATCCAGACTGAATCACAGGCTGAGGTGTTAAAACTAATTCATAAAGCAATTGAAAAGAATGGTAATAAAAATATTGTTATTAGTGGTGGCTACGGCTTAAATTGCGTTGCAAATTACTGGTACTTAGACAAGTTGCCAGAAGGTACAAAGTTATTTGTTGAACCAATTTCGAACGATGCTGGTACTGCCATTGGTGCAGCGTTATTAGCATATCATACTATTAGTGGAGATGATCGAGTGAGACAAAAGAATGAAACATTATACCTTGGGCCAGTACAAGAAATTACGCCTAAAAAAGTAATTGAAACCGCCATGAAATATGGTGGTACTGTATATGAGAATGTTGACTACGAGCGCGTCATCAATACAATTAGAGATAAAAACATTGTTGCTCTATTTCAAGAACGCTGTGAGAATGGTCCTCGTGCATTAGGCAATAGAACATTGATGTATGATGCGACAGATCCAAATGGTAAAGACTTTGTTAATCTAGTTAAGAAGCGCGAGTACTTCCGTCCATTTGCAGCATCAGTGTTACAAGACGATGTACACGAATGGTTTGATTTGCGCGGTATGGAAGATTCTCCATCAATGATGTATGCTGTTAATTGTAAACCGGGAGTAGAAGAAAAGATTCCTGCGGTTATCCATGTTGATGGTACTTGTAGAATTCAAACCGTTACTGAAGAACAGAATCCGCATTGGTATAACTTAATTAAAGAGTTTAAAAATCAGACAGGCATACCAGCGCTGTTCAACACATCATTTAATTTGGGCGGAGAACCATTGGTTGAAACTATCGATGATGCAATGAGAACATTGTATAACTCTGGAATCAATTATATCTATTTCCCAGCAGTTCAAATCATGGTAGAGATCAAACATAATGACAGAGCATAAGTGTGAAGATGAAGGACAGGTTTTAGGATTATTCCCAACCCCTGTATATACAACTAAGTTGACCGGCAAACAATATGATGCGGTACAAAATGAATTAAAAGTAGTCGTTGATAAATTGTATGCTAATGATACTTGGGGTCAAAATACTCAATGGAACTCTACTGAACATTTTCTATCCAATGCTGGTAATTTTGAACAGAATATTTTAGAAGAAGAAGATATGAAAGATGTAATATCAAATATCTTTCATCATTGCATTCACTATATGAATGCTACAAACACTAAACCTGGATTTAGACCGTCTATAGTTAGTTCATGGTTAACATTAACAAAACCTGGATTACATGCTCATATCCACGATCATGGTACAAATCAGATTAGCGGTGTATATTGGTTTAAAACGAATGGCAAAGATGGTAACATCTATTTTAGAAATGCGCTTAAAGCTTTAAAGTGTAATCCTATTGGTGCGACCGTTGGACATGAAGCAGAGTTTGCTCCAGAACAAGGTAGACTTGTAATGTGGCCGAGTTTTATGGATCATGGCGTATATGAAAATAAGACTGATGATGATCGTATTAGCTTATCATTCAACATCACTTTAGAACGAGTTGTTAAATGAATGTGTGGATAGACGGATATCCTGTATCCATCATACGACTATCTGATAATGACTTAAAAGATCTACAGACACATTATCTTCCAAAATGTTTAGATATCAAGCCCGAAGATAAGAACGCAAATGGTGGACAATCATTTGCAAAGAACGAGTCTCAGAGATGGTGTGAAGACCAAGACTTTTTTACAAAGTGGAATGAGACTATAACGCCATACATCAAAGGTTATATAGATTCATTTAATTTTCAATTCCCTTGGATCATGAGGATTAATACATGGTTTAATGTCCATGGGAAACATGATTTTCAATCATTACATGATCATATAACGACTGATTGTCCTGCCTTTTCTTGTGCAGTTGTGTTAAAACAACCAAATAAAGACGCAGGACAATTCTGTTTCCGCTCTCCCAATTTTTCTAAACATTTAAAGTATTTAGAACTAGATCCTTTAAATGCATATGATAACACATATCAGCCTGAAATGGTTGATGGGGCAATGATGATATTCCCATCTTGCTTAGAGCACTACGTCACTCAAAATATAACCGATGAATTGCGCGTTGTTTTTGCTTCGAACATAGTCGTGAAAAGAACAAATAGTCTGTTTTAAACACATTCACACGGTTTAACAATTATAAATAGATTAGAAACAATCTATTAGGGCATAGTTAGGACGTAGAATGGTGCAATGGCTAGAACAATTTTTTCAAAGACGCACTGACGGCAACGGTTTAGTCTTGCGCGGTGGTATATCTTACCATCATCAAACTACTGCGGGAGCATATGTTTATCCCGACAGACCTATTATCATAGATACGTTCCCAATGATCGAAACTATGATAGCAAAATATACTGTAGTTTGCGAATCCCAAAAAGTCCAACCCCATAAACTTGACACATTTGAACTTACGGTTTTAGCTAATCGAAACAGTGTCGTGTTCACAATTTTTGGTAGAGTATTCACTGACAGAAAATTGGTTGATATTGAAATTGAGCAGGACAACAATTTAGTTTATTTAAAGGCTACAGAGATTGATTATGGTGGTTCTGATAACGTAAAGATATCACTAATTAAAAACTACGTAGACACAAGCGGGACAGCATGACAATTTTAAAAAAATTCAATGAGATTGAACGCGGTTTAATCGTCGGTGAAGTAACGATCGATGGAGATACTGGCGAGATTTTAACAACTGGTCCATTAACAGTCAATAACAGTATTGATATTAATGGCGAGATAACGCTTGCTGATAGCGGTGATGTTGATATCAATGGTTATTTAAAAGTCTTATCTGAAAAAACAACGTTACATTCTTTAGATGTAAACAATGCTGTATTATTATCTTCTACATTAGCTGTACAGCAAGATGCTACATTCAGTCAAGATATTACTATTAGTGGCGGTGATTTAAAGACTACTAATACTACATTCAATCTTTTAAACACTGTTGTAGAAACCATTAATTTTGGTGGAAATGCCACTACTATTAATATTGGTAAAACTGGTAATCATTCAGTTATTGCCAAATCTAATTTACAAGTCACGAATATTCTATCTGTTGGTGATGAACTTACAATTACTGATGGCAAGTTCTTATTTGATGGTGCTGAAGGCACTCAAGGTGCTACAACCTTATTAGGTACATTAGATGTTGGTCAAGCAGTCGATTTATCAGCAACATTAAATGTGGTTGGAGTAACAGATCTCCGCAGTGTTACTAACATTTATGATGATCTTTATATTAAAACAGGAACTACTACAAAGTTTTCTGTTGATAATGCTAATGGAAATACAATAATCCATGGTACACAAAATACTAAAGGTGCAGTAGATTTAGATTCAACATTAAACGTTGATGGAACTACTACACTTAATGCAGCTACTACAATTAACTCAACATTACATACTACTGGTGCAGTAGATTTTGATAATAACTTAAATGTCGATGGTACTTTAAACGTAGAAGGTGCTTCTGTAATAGATGATACATTGAATGTAACTGGTGCAGTAGATTTTGACAATAATTTAAATGTTGATGGTACTTTAAACGTAGAAGGTGCTACTACAATAGATGATACCTTTAACGTTACTGGTGCTGTAGATTTAGATTCAACCTTAAACGTTGATGGAGCAGTAGATTTAAATTCAACATTAACAGTTGATGGTGTTGTAATACTAAACAATGTTACTGAATCAACTAGTACTACAACCGGTGCTGTCAAGATTTTAGGCGGTTTAGGAGTTACAAAACGTGTAACAGCAAATGAACTTGCAGGCGATGGTTTAAACATCACTAATGTCCAAGGGCGCTTATTAAGTATTCAAACATTTACTACACACACTGGTGATCCAGCAAACTATGATCTAAATACTGGAGGTAGTTATACTTGGACAAAGCCGGTTGGTTGTAAACATGTGTTAGTATATGTTACTGGCGGTGGTGGTGGTGCTCGTAGAAATAGCAATGCTTATCGCGGTGCTGGTGGCGGAGGTGGTGCAACATCAATTAAATATATTGATGTATCTGATGTTTCATCTGTAGCTATTACTGTTGGTGGCGGTGGTGCATCTGCTTATAACGGAGGTCGAGGATCTACTGGTGGTACATCTTCCTTTGGATCATATGCTACAGCAACTGGTGGTATAGGTGGTTACACAGACGGCCCGTATGAAGGTGGTATAGGTGGAACTGCAACAGGTGGAGATGTTAATATACCTGGAGGTGGTGGCACAATGTCACACGGCGCTGATCGTGAAGGCGGCGGCGGTGCATCATTCTGGTTTCAATCGGGTTCTAATCATTTAACAAGCGGTGGCAATTATTATAATAACCGTGGCCAATGGGGTTCTGGTGGTGGTTCAGGATATTATTCACAGAACTTTGATGAAGGTCAAGGTGGTGCTGGCGTCGTTATCGTCTATAATTATTCATAGGGAATAAAAATGAAAGCATTAGTAATAAATGGAAGAATTTGTGATGTCGTAACCGACGATAAAACATTTGAAGTGCATGAATCGTTACAGTGGATTGATTGTCCAGATGATACAACAATTGACCATAAATATGAAGATGGACAGTTTGTTTATGCTCGTGTAGAACAACCATATAATGTAAATCGTAGCATGAATTATCCTACAATACAACAACAATTAGATACTCTCTATCACGAAGGCTATGACGGATGGAAAGCAACAATAACAGAGATTAAAGAAAGATATCCGAAACCATGAACAAATTAGTAGAACAACTTCGTAAAGTATTAGCATCTAACTTTGCACTATATCTTAAGACACATATGTTCCATTGGAACGTAGAAGGTGCAAACTTCAATGATTACCATGCATTCTTCGCAGGCGTATATGAAGATCTATTCGCTCAATCAGATCTATTAGCAGAATTCATTCGTCAACTAAATGAAAAAGCTCCAGGTTCATTATCAGTTTATAACGCTGAAAGCTTAGTAAAAGATGAAGAAGGTTTTCCAAGTGCAGATGAGATGTTTAATAAACTTGCATTTGATACACAGACAATGATTGTTTTGTACCAAGGCTTATATGATGCTGCTGAAGAAGCAGGTGAACACCAAATTTCCAACTATGCAGCTGATCGCATGGCAGCTCATAAGAAAACAGCATGGATGGTTCGTTCTATCCTAAAAAAATAAGAGAAATTAAATGGCAACTCCAACAAGTAGAGCAGAGCTAAAAGAATATTGCCTTAGAGCACTGGGTCAACCGGTTCTTGAAGTTAACATTGATGATGATCAACTTGATGATCGTATCGATGAAGCACTTCAAAAGTATTACGACTACCATTATGATGCACAACGAAGAGTGTATATTCCGCATCTAGTTACCGATGTTAATATAGCCAATGGTTATTTGGAGTTAAGCGATGATGTGATATCAGTGACTCGTATATTACCTCTGACTTCTGCATGGTCGGGTATGAACATGTTTAATATGAAGTATCAGATGTACTTAAACGACTTTTATGCTTTATATAGAGCAGACTCAATGCAATACTTCGTTGAAATGCAACAGTATCTTTCAACTCTTGATTCACTGTTAAATGGTGTCCAAACAGTACAATATCAAAGACACGGAAATAGATTATACATTGAAACTAAATGGAGCGAGAAGATTCAACCTGGACAATACATCATGGTTGAAGGCTATGGAAGAGTGACGAGTGATGAGATTTGGAATGACTTTTGGTTAAAGAGATATGCTACTGCATTGATACAATTTCAATGGGGTGCAAACTTAGCTAAGTTCGATGGTATGCAATTACCTGGTGGTGTTACAATCAATGCACGTCAATATATCGACGATGCTGAGAACGATATTAGATTATTAGAGGAAGAACTACGCAATACGCACGAGTTACCAGTTGACTTTTTCTGTGGATAATTAAATGCCAACCAATGTGTACTTTAATCCCGGGGTCTTATCCGAACAAAGACTTTATGAGGATATGATCGAAGAGTCCTTAAGGATTTATGGACAGGATATTTACTATATCCCACGAAACCTTAAGAACTTAGATAACGTGATGAATGATGCTATAGCATCTGAATTCAATCAAGCTTACTTCATCGAAATGTATATCGATGAAGGCGGATATACCGGTGAAGGTACAATCATGTCTAAGTTTGGTTTAGAGATTCGAGACCAAGCGACATTTGTTGTATCACGTAGAAGATGGGAAAACTTCATTGGTCGAGAAAACACTACCATGATTGGTGGTCGTCCAAACGAAGGCGATTTATTATACATCCCGCTTTCTGGCACATTTATGGAAATCAAGTTCGTTGAACACGAAGCAGCTTTCTATCAATTGGCTAACATCTTCGTGTATGAATTACACTGTGAGACATTTGAATACTCTGGTGAGAAGTTCAATACTGGTTACGATATTATTGACGGCATCGAAAATACTTTCGCTGCAGCTCAAAGCTTGAGTTTAGGTTCTGGTAATAGTAAATCATTCGTTCAGAACGAAGAAGTACAACAGTTCTTAGGATACGACGAAGATAATAAACCTATATTTGTATATGGTAACTTAGCTTCAGTTGACTTTGCCGGTGGTGTTGCTGCATCTATTACAGTAAATCAAATAAGATCTACTGATAAGAAACCAAGGTACTTCCAAGAATCCGGCATTGGTGACGCTGCTGTAGAACGTCGATTGATTGGTATGACATCTGGCGCCGCATTTTTAATTACCACAGCTGGTAGTGGTCTTGAATTACCTAATGATCCGAATGCACAGAATCAAAACTTTGAAAGTTTTGGAGATACTATACTCGATTTCTCAGAAACAAATCCTTTTGGAGAACCAGGCGGAGCATATGAACAACTTACATTATCAGATTATGAACCCGCTGCAATTTCACTAGACAATAACCTCTTACGTTTTGACGAAAATACGGCAACGTGGGATGCAAGATAACAGAATTTAATAGGAAAAATCATGGCAAAACAAGTACTTAACGTAGGCACAGCTAATAATGATAAGACCGGTGATACACTGCGTGCTGGTGGAATAAAGATCAAATCGAACTTTGAAGAGATTTACACCGCACTAGCTTCTGATGGAATTAATATCTCAGGCGGTAACTTATTAAAGACTGGCGATTATAGCGACTTAATAAACAAACCTTCTTTTTCAAATGTGGCTATCAGCGGAGACTTCTATGACTTATCTAATCGTCCGGATCTAGGCATATTTGTTGGTGCACCTCCAAATAATGCTGGTGTGGATGGACACGTTGCTG